TGTAAAAAGCCCCGGTGCTTTAGCACCGGGGCTTTTTACATGGTGACCCGTACGGGAATCGAACCCGCGATTAAAACGGCAAAAAGCGTTGGTATACAACGATTTTTCAAAATCTGTGTCAAATGGCGTGTCAAATTTGTGCTTTTTTATCCGCATTTGACACAAAGAAGTTCCGGAAATCCTGCGCCCGTTTTGCAATGTCTTTCTGTGCCAGATGTGTATATATTTTGTGCATCGTCCCGTCATCTGCCCACCCGCCAATTTCCATTGCTATCTTTTCCGGTATCTGGAGGTGATAAGCCAGAGATGCGAAGCTGTGCCGCAATCCGTGGTTCCCGACTTTCGGCAGGCCGTTGGCGGAACAAATCTCGTTTATCCTTGTGCATATCCACCCGCCGGTCAGGTTGACGACATAGCCTTCCTTGCTATCAACTGCCTTTAGTGCTTCCATCAGCGGCTCAATAATCGGCACCGTGCGCCGGGAGGAATCGTTTTTGTTCTGCTTCTTGTGAACCAGCTTGCCGCCGTCCCCGGCCACTCTTGCCCCGTGGACATATATTATTTCGTTCTTGAAATCGACCTTGTCCCACGTCAGCGCCAGCATCTCCGACCTGCGCAAGCTGGATAATTCCAGCAGGGCGGCAATTTCTATCGATTCCCCTTTTATGGCTTGCAGGAACACCGGTATCTGATCCGGGTCAAGGTACGGCTTTTCGTTGTGTTCCTTTTCCGGCAGGGTCACCCGCGGTCTGCGTCCGGTTTCCTCGAATATCGCGGCGGAGATCAGCATCCACACGTTTTTGATATATTTCGGGGACAGTGATTTTGCTTCCCTGCGGATGGCGGCTTGCCACTGTTCGTCCGTGGTGGTGTACACGTCAGCCACCATCATGCTTTGGAAGCGCTGCTTGCGGTAGGATTCATACGCATAAATCGTTGACGGCGACTTGAACCCCTTCCGGGTCGAAATGTATTTGTCGAGAGCATCCCCCAGCGGCACCCCGTGCTTCATGGGGGCGGCTTTCGCTTCAATGACCCCGTGCTTCATGGCGAGGTATTCCGCCGCGCATTCGTCGTAGGTGTCTTTCGTTATGGATACTGTGCGGCCGTCGATATAGATTCTTGTTCGCCATGACCCTGACGGGAGTTGTATTATAGCCGGGAGTTTTACCCCCGGCTCTTTTTTCTTTCTTCCCATAGCGTATCCCTCTTTTTTGATAATTTGCTTACAGTGAAGTGCAGAAGGCCGAACAGCAGTACAATAACAGCCGCCGCACCTGCCCATACGACCGGAGAAACATTATCAGACTGTATCAGCCCCTGGTCTGGCGCTTGGCTATCCAGAGCCACATAGATTGCCAACACAAATGTCAGCGTAATGCAAACGCCGCACAGCCCGTACACAAGGATTTTGTATGAGCTGCGGACATTCTTTATTTCTTCATTTTGTTTGCCGATGCGGTCATCTCTGGCCGCGACACCAGCCTCCATAATGCGGCTCCTGTCCAGTAAGCGGTCTATCGCCGCGCCCTTCTCGGCAATTATCTCGTCCTTGTATGCTATCTCCTGCCGGAGCTGGTCTATTTCCGCCTGATCTCCGCTTGGGTGAACACCTGCAACGGAATCCATTGACACGCCCATAGCGGCGCACAGCGCGGCGATATGGAAAAAGCCGTGGTTCGATACGGCACCGGAAAGAATCCGGCTTGTTGTGGCGATAGGAACGCCGGACACGTCAGAAAGCTGCTGATTCGTCAGATGGTTCCGGAATTTCTCGTCTTTCAGCCTTTCCGGGAGGGCATCGAAATTCGGCTGCATTTCCTCGATGAATGTTTGGCCTGTATTTGAATCCATAATTCGCCCTCCTATTAAATTTGATACTGGATTGTTCACATTTGATTCCGACGGAATCAGATGTGTGGTTTACTTTCTATAGCTGAAAATGCTATGGTGATATTGCAACCGGCAAGGGACACACCATTCCGGCGGCAAAGCCCCGTCACCTTGTGGCACGGGTGGCGGGGCAATTCAAAAATTTTTTTGAAAACCCCTAATTAGTCCGTTTTATTGGACAGATAGTATGTTATAACTAGCGCACAAGCAGAACAAGCGTTCGATAATGATAAAAAGTAAAGGAGAGGTAGAAATGACAGCGGACGAAAAGGGCTTTATCAGCGTTTACCGGACATTAACAGATGAAAACAAACGGAGGCTTCTGTGCTTCTTTTCCGATCTGCTGTCCAAACGGCCACCACTTGATAAAACCGCAGATTGTGGTATAATAAGTGATGAAACCAACGAAAAACCAACTGTGGAGGTGTAAAAAATGTGTAAGCCAGTAACTTCTATGGAACTTGAGTTAACCAAAGAGCAGGGGGAAAAGCTATTCCATCCAACGATGAAAAAGAGCACCGTAGAAAAGCTCGACCCGGAGGCATTGGAGTTTTCAGCATGGATTCTGCACGATCTGGGCTGGCTCACGCAGCAGGGAATGCTGGAAGAAGCCATGAGCCGAATCAAATGGTACGCAGAGCTTAACCAGGAAGCATTCCTCAAGGCCTGTTCCAATGGATTGACGGTGATCCTGAATGCTCTTCGGTAAACCTGGCCTGAGCAGCTTTCCGGCAGGCCTCACATTCCGGGGAGCTGCTCCACTGACCGTTGCAGCCAGTAAAGGAAGCAACAAACACTTCTTCCCACAGCGTGGAGCGAATAAAGACATTTTCGGGTCTGCCGGTAATCGGGCAGTCTACCTGATAGGTTGTTTCCTTCATACCCATAATTATTCTCCTTCTTTTTGCATTTCTTTCAGTGTAAGCGCGTAAGCGTACCACGCCCCTTTTTCCTCAGTAGACAAAGAACGGTACATCCGAAGAATATTTTCCTCCCCGATGTCATTAGGCATCGGGGCTTTTTCTGTTTCGCCAGGAGTTTTTGATGGTTCTTCGCCAAGCAATTCAGAGACGGGGAGACCGAAATACTTGCTTAGTTTTCCGATTACATCCGGAGAAGGGATCTCCGTATTGTTTGTTTTCCACTTTGTTACAAGGGATTTGCTAATCCCCGCTTCTAGGGCGCCGCGGCTTACGGACACACCCTTTTGTTTACACAGATATGCAAACCTGTCATAGAACACAATATCACCTCTGTTATTTTGTGCATAACGACAAAGTTCACAAAATTCAACTAAACCCCTTGACAAGGTGAAAAACGTAAACTATAATGGGGTCATGAGTTGAAAACGGTGAACACATATGCGTCATATTTGTTGGCGCTTTTATGATAGCATATAAGTTCACATTTTTCAACAATTATTGAGGGAAGGAAGTGGAAAATGTTGCCTAAAAATTGGACGGGAGATTTGGTCGGTTTGATGCATGTGCATAAAATTTCCAAGAAACAGCTCGCCGATCATATCGGTGTAACGCGGGAATATGTCAGTTTAGTCCTGAATGGACACAGGGAACCGAAGGGGGCAGAGGAACAGTTCAAAACCGCTGTTAACGAGATCATTTCCAATGCGTCCTCGTCTTAGCGGAAGGTGAATCTTAATGGGACAAGCCTGGGAGGGGGTGAGAGAATGACAATGGAAGAAGTGATTGCAAAAGTTGAGCAGGACAGTCAGCCGGAAAAAGTTTTGATAAGCATTCCGGAAGACAAGCGAAAGAGAATCCCGGACGAAATTTGCAAGATTCTAATGGGAAACGGCCTTTCGCTCCAACAAGCAGAAATGTTGCTGGCCATTGCGAAAAGCCGTCTCCGAAAGGCGATTATTTAATTTTCGCTGGCTCCAAACAAATCGTGCATCATACCATAGCTTTTTACTCGCACGGTAAACAAAGATCCGTTTGGGGCTGTTCCGGTATCCGTTTCAATACATTCCGGAACGTTTCCCAGCGCAATGACCCCGGCTTTCAGCTGCTCATAGACGTCAACCGGAAACGCCTGCCCGCAATTCGGGCATTCCATTGATGGCCGGTTTTTGAAAGCCTCTGGACGCAACTCGAAAGAACACTTGCATTTCTCGCACGATATCAAAACTTTGAAATCCATAAACGTGCCTCCTTATTTGTACTCGGCCATCCGACCGGTATGAACATTATAAGCGGGTGCGCCGGATAAATCAACAGGAGGTGAGCAGCAACGGCGTACATCTTAATTGGCTTCCTTGTGTTCTTGTTCGTCGCCCTGTGCGGCATGATCGTCGGGGAACTGGTATTCAGCATGGAAGAACCAAAAGAAAAAATCAGTAAAGGAGGAAATGAAAATGTCTGATGAAATCAAACGGTGCGCTGAGAGCGCGGCAAAGGCTCTGAACAGCATCCCGGTGGACAAGCGGGAAATTGCCGCAAGGCTGGCCGAAACATACGCCGCCGGTCTGGCCGTGGGTATGGAGCTGGCCGAGGCCGACAAGCCCAAGGACAAGGAGGGAGCTTAAATGCCAAGAATCCGGCAGTATGCCGACCGGTACACGGCAGAGGACTTCTGGAAGGAAATTAACCGCTGCTGCACCCTCGCGGGAATCCAGAGCGACAACGCCGCCGCTCTGGGGCGGGGAATCGGGGTGGATGGGCAAAACCTGCGGCACTACCGAAATGGAAAAACCGTTATGCCCCTTGACGTTCTGCGAAAGCTGGTGACCACCCTCCACCCCAACCCGGCGGTGATTCTGAAAACCCTGGGGTATTCTGATAAGGAGATACGGGCGTTTGCAAGGGAGTTGCAGTAATCAGCTACGCGGTGGCGTAGCGAAGCTGAGCTGCGGTAGGCGCTGCAAAGGCGAGGATAGCACGGGGAGGCGAAGCAGTGGCTTGGCACCGAGTGGCTGAGCAAGGGCTATGATCGGCTCAGCGGCGCAGCGCACAGCATCGCAATGGCATGGCAAAGCATCGAAATCATATGCAGTGGCGGGGCGGTGAGCAGCACGGTACGGCTTGAAAAAGCATGGATTTGAAATCTACGGCAGAATGCCGAAATTGAAAGAGCGGCTTCATACAAGTACTTCATCCGAGTGAGGTTCGCCCCTACAAGGAGAAATCCAAATGATGCCAAGATGAAGGGAGATTGAAAGTGATGAAAAAGCGGCTTGCAAAGAAGCGCGCAAAGGCATTTCTGGAAGGCCGGATGGCGTACCCAAAAATTGAGGATACGTTCCTCTATAGCACCGATGGTGACTACTGCGTAAAGGTGGTTGCCGTGATGCCGGAACCTGTTCGGCGGGAGGTTTACGCCTACGCCCGCCGGGCTGGGTGGGATGGCAACCACTGGGACGCGCCGGATGTGCTGAGCACTTTGTATCCGGATGAGGTGGCAAAATGATGCCGAACGAGGTTGCCCAGCTTCGCACTATGGCGGAGATGAACCGCCGCTTGCGCCGGGAAAATGAGCATCTGCGGGAATCCCTTTTGCTGGAATCGAAGGAAAGCAAGGCGTTTGACGATGAGAACGTGGAGCTTTTTGACGTAGTCCACAAGAACCACGACAGGAGGTGAGGATATGGCAAGCAGGAATAAACCCGTGGATGCCCGGTGGGAGCCGGTGCCGGAGAACCGGAAGCCGTTCAATATCAGGGGATGCGTTTTCCGCGTCCTCCCATATGCGGGGCTGAATCTGGTGCTTTTCTGGTGGCAGCAGGCCGATTTGCTGGCAGACAAGGCGGCAGTTCCCGCAATGTGGGTGTGCGCTATCCTGATGGGGGCCGGTATCGGACGGTGCATCAGAGGGAGATAAAAAGCCGCCCCCGATGTTACAGCACCGGGGACGGCAAGCGATATAAAAAATCTCTACCATTTGCAGTATAGCAAATGGAGGAAGGAAAGTCAATGGACGTTTTTGACAACATGGAGCCGTGGCGACAGGCTGAACAGTTGGCAGCGGATGCCGACTCTCGGGAAGCGGCACTCCCGAAGTGTGCCAGGTGCGGATATCCCATCACAGGCAGCAAACTGGTATATATCCCGGCGCATGATGAGTTCTACTGCCTGGATTGCATCGATTCCATGACGGAGTTCAACGAGGAAGCGGAGGTGGAGGAATAATGGAGGACGGAATCATCATCAGCGAATCGGAAAGATTCGAGGATATCTACATTAGGCCGTACAATCGAGTCAATGTTCCGGCTGTCAGTTTCTCGAATGGTAAGAGGCGCACTGCCTACATTAACGCCCTTGCTACAAAGTTTTGGAACGGCGAAAACACTGTTGGGATAAAAGTAAGCAAGAACTACGTCGTTTTTATTCCACAAAAAATTGGTAGAACATTAAAAATCAACAAAGTTAGTACAGGCTTTTATATCAGCGCAGGTAGCTTAGGCGGAATTGTTCCCCCCGGGGCAAAATACCGGGCATATCCGTACAAAGGCGGTATCGCTATAAAACGGTTTGAGCCGTTGCAGGAGGATGAAGAATGATACGAAAAATTCCAACCGCGACCATGAGCAAAGAGGAATGGACAGCGCTACGCTCTACCACCATTGGTGGTTCGGATGCCGCCGCCATTCTGGGGCTGAACCCCTACAAGTCACCGTATGCCCTGTGGGCGGAGAAAACCGGGAAGGTCATCCCGGAGGATATTTCCCAGAAAGAGGCAGTACGCCTTGGCACGGACTTGGAGGAATACGTAGCAAAGCGGTTCACAGAAGCTACCGGGAAAAAGGTGCGCCGGGAGAACTACACCATATTCCGGGACGATATGCCCTACGCCCACGCCAACTACGATCGGCTGGTCATTGGGGAACGGGCAGGATTAGAAATCAAGACCACGAATGCGCTCCACTTGAGCAAATTCAAGAACGGTGAGTTCCCGGCTACTTACTACGCGCAATGCTGCCATTACCTTCTTGTGTCCGGCCTTGACCGCTGGTATCTGGCGGTTCTGGTTCTGGGTATTGACTTCAAGGTGTTCGTCATCGAGCGGGACGAGGCAGAGCTGGAAGCCCTGAAAGAGGCGGAGAAAAGCTTCTGGGAGAACGTTCAGAGCGAAATGCCCCCGGCCATTGACGGCATGGATTCCACCATTGACGCCCTGAACGCAGAGTTCCCGGCCAGCGATCCGGACACCGAAATGGACCTGACCGGTTGCGCCGTTGATTTGGCGATCATGGACGAATGCAGCCAGCAGATCAAGGCGCTGGAAGAAAAGAAAGCAACCGCTCAGGCGCGTATCATGGAGACCATGGGAACCGCCGAGCGGGGCGGATACGGGAGCTACAGCGTCACATGGAAGACGCAGAAACGCTCCACGTTCGATAGAAAGAAGTGGGAGAAAGACCATGGAGAAATCCCACAGAACTATTTCAAATCTTCGGAAAGCAGAACTTTCCGGTTCAAAAAGGAGGCGTAAAGTATGGGGAAATATACACACGGGAAATCAAACACGAGATTGTACGGAATCTGGACGGGCATGAAGACTAGGTGCTATGACAAGAGGTGCGATAAGTATTACAGGTACGGAGCAAGGGGGATTTCGCTTTGTGATGACTGGGCGAGAGACTTTTCCACATTCTATGACTGGGCGGTTGCTAACGGATACTCCGACAATCTGACGATTGACCGTATCGATAACGACGGGAATTACTGCCCAGAGAATTGCCGATGGATAACAGCTGCTGAGCAAGCGGCGAACAAATCTACTAACCACCGCGTTTCGCACGCTGGTCAGACCCACACTATCGCTGAATGGGCAAGAATTACGGGGTTAGACAGAGCGCTTTTAAAGGATAGGATTGTCCGCTATGGGTGGGAACCAGAAAGGGAGCTTACTACTCCGGCAAGGCCACATAAAAAATACGAATATGCCAACAGGAGGGCAATTTAATGGCAAACATAATTCAGAATCAGGTACAGAAGCAAACACCCGCTGCGGCTGCTCAGCAGTCCATCGGAGCAATGCTCAACACATTCCTCGACCGGGACGGTATGCGGAAACGCTTTGACGAGCTGCTTGGCAAGCGCGCCCCCCAGTTTGTTTCTTCCATCGTCTCGATGGTGAATGCGGATAAGAATATGCAGCAGGCATTTATGGAAAGCCCCATGACCGTTATCCAGTCCGCATTGAAGGCTGCAACGTTTGACCTGCCCATCGACCAGAACTTGGGATATGCCTATATCGTCCCATTCAAGAACTACAAGAAGGACACCGGAACAAAAAAGATGGAGGCGACCTTCATTCTTGGCTGGAAGGGTATGCACCAGTTGGCGCTTCGCACCGGCGCATACAAGACCATCAACGTGGTGGATATCCGCAAGGGTGAGCTGAAAAGCTACAATCGCCTGACAGAAGAAGTTGTGGTTGACTTCGTCGAGGATGAAGCAGAGCGGGAAAAATTGCCGGTTATCGGCTATGTCGGCTACTATCGACTTGTGAACGGCGCGGAGAAGACCATTTACATGAGCAAGGCGGCCATTGAAGCCCACGAGCGGAAGTTCCGAAAGGGCGAGTATCAGGGAAAGGGCTGGCGTGATGATTGGGACGCCATGGCGCGGAAAACCGTATACCGCCAGCTCATTGGTAAGTGGGGCGTTATGTCCATCGATTATCAGACCCGCGACGAAGGGAAGCAGCTGGCCGATGTTATGGCGGATGATTCCAAAGCGGAAGACGGGCTGATCGGCATTATTGATACCGACATTGTGACCGATCAGGCCACCGGCGAGGTGATTTCTCAGGAGGCAGACAATGCTTAATCAGATTGCAATCCAAGGCCGCCTCGTCCGCGACCCGGATCTGCGGAGAACCAATTCCGGCAAGGCCGTGACAAGTTTCACGCTGGTCTGTGACAGGGATTTCAAGAACCAGCAAACCGGCGAGAAGGAAGTTGACTTTATTGAATGTGTCGCATGGGGCGGCACCGCCGAAATGGTGGCGAAGTACTTCTATAAAGGCCGGATGGTCGTAGCGACCGGCAGATTGCAGTTGCGGGACTGGACGGACAAGAACGGCCAGAAGCGCCGCACGGCGGAGATTCTGGTGAACAGTGTCTACTTCTGCGGAAGCAAAGAAAACGGCTCTCAGGCCAACTCTGGGGCTGACAACGGATACAGCACACCGGCGTATCAGTCTCCCGCCCCTGCGGCGAACTTCGTAGAGTTGGGAGACGACGACGCGCAATTGCCGTTCTAGTCCGGGAAAATCAATCTTTCCTCAAAAAGATTGACAGTATAGTTTGCATTTCCCTTGGCGGTGGGAGGTGAAACCGCCAACTCCAAAAGGAGGAGAATCGTGGCAAAAGAAGTTTTCAGAATCGCCTACCCGAAGACCGGCGCGGAAAAGAAAAAGTGGGCGAAGGAGTACGGTATGAATGCGTACTACGCCGGGAAGCACTGGGCATTGCGGAAGAAAGACGCTGAGTTATGGCACTGGCTTACATTGGCGGCCATGAACGCCCAGGACATTCGCAGAACACCCTTTAAGCTGCCCGTAGCCGTGACGTTCTACTGGAATGACCGGCTGGATATCGACAACCATGCAATCATGGGAAAGATGATCGTGGATGCCATGAAAGGCCGTGTAATTGAGGACGATAACCGGCGCTGGCTGAAAAGCGTTTCCCACAATTTCCACGACGAGGATTACATACAGGTTGAAATACGGGAGGTAAGGCCGTGACACAGTGTGAGATGGAAGACGAAGCAAGAAGCCAATTCACTTTTTACCGCTCATTTTTTGAAGCGGTTTTCAAGATAAAAAACAAGGCCGCAAGGGCAGAAGCCTATGACGCTATTTGCAAATACGCCCTTACCGGCATTGAGCCGGATGCCGAAACAACAGTAAGTGCCGCAATGTGCGCATTCCAAAGCGTAAAGCCACTACTTGACACGGAACGAAGGCAATCGGCAGAAGGACGCAGATGTGTGGAGTACAAAATGTGGCGAAGAAACGTCTTTGAACGAGACGATTACACTTGCCAGCATTGTGGGGCGAGAGGCGTTAAATTAAATGCCCACCACATCAAGCCGTATTCAATTTATTTTGATCTTCGGTATTCTGTGCCGAACGGAATAACTCTTTGCGTTCCATGCCACAAGATAGAACATGGGAGGCGAGGAAATGGCGATTGAATATTTCTGCGCTTATCACAGTTATCTGGACAGTATGGAGGAACTGAATGACACGGAGAGGGGGAGGCTTTTCACGGCTTGCCTAATCTACAGCAAGACGGGCGAAGCACCGCAACTCCGTGGTAATGAAAGATTCGTATTTCCAACTTTGAAAGCACAGATAGACCGAGATAAGGCAACATACGACAGCCGGTGTAAGAAAAACTCCGATAACATCCGCAAACGATGGAATACGGACGTATACGATGGAGAACAACCGTGTACGAATGATACCAAGACAAAGGAAAAGGAAAAGACAAAGACAAAGGAAAAGGCAAAGGATAATATACCTCCTTCGGAGGTTTGCGGCGAGCTGCCGAGCAGCCCCCCGCCTGCGGCGGTGCTTCCGCTGGTTGACGGCACGGATTTTGAGATTTCCGTGGAGACGGTTGCCGAGTTGTCCGGTCTGTATCCCGCCGTGGATGTAGCCCAGCAGTTGCGGGGTATGCGTGGCTGGCTTCTGGCAAATCCCAAAAACAGGAAAACAAAAGCCGGGATCATGCGCTTTGTCAACTCATGGCTCTCCCGGGAGCAGAATTCGGCTAGACCTGCGGCAAACCAGAAGCCGGGCGGCTATACCAGCGGCGTTGACCGTCTGGCGGAGATGTACAGGGAGGAATTTGGGAATGGATAAACAGGAAGCGTACCAGATTCTCACGCTTTTACAGGCAAATTATCCCGATTCTTTCCGGGGGATGTCCAAAGAGGCGGCAAACGTGAAAGTCAATCTTTGGGCGGATATGTTTTCCGAAGAGCCATTTGAGGCCGTTGCCGCCGCTGCAAAAGCGTACATAGCGACGGATACCGGCGGCTTTATGCCAACCATCGGGAAGCTGAAAGATATGCTCCATCGGATGCAGTCACCCCAGCAGATGACCCAGATGGAAGCATGGGGGTTGGTTGCAGGTGCACTGAGAAACAGCGTGTACGGCGCAGATGACGAGTTCCGTAAGCTGCCACCGGCGGTACAGCGGACTGTGGGAAGCCCCGCTCAGCTCAAGGAATGGGCGCTGATGGACGCAGAAACGGTGCAGTCCGTGGTTGCATCGAATTTCCAGAGATCGTTCCAAGTGTGCCAGAAGCGGGAGGACGATTACCAGAAGCTCCCCGGAGCGGTAAAGAGCTTTATCACCGAGCTGGCCGGGAAGATGGAATTTGAAAAGCTACCGGAAGGCGGTGGAGTATGAAAAACGAAGAAGACAAGGAAAAGGAACGCCCTGGCCAGTACATCGATTCGGAAAGCCCATTTTGCAGGAACTGCACGCGGGACGATTGCCCCACAAACGGGGACGGCTGCAAGGCGTGGGAAGCATATTTCATAGCGAATTGGAACGAAAACATCATGAAATCAATTGGAAACCACAAAAAACGACGCCAATTTTTCAGGTATGAACGCCCGGATTTGGTGAGAGAGGGGATTGTTTTTGAGCATGAGCAAGGCGAAAATGTACGGCTGTTTCAAGCCGGAGCCGGTGAAGCGGAATTGCACCCCGCCCCGGTGGGGGAAAGTTCCTCGGGGGAATAAATGCGGGAAGAAAGGAAATGGGAAATGAGTGGAGGCAAAATGCCTAAGAGAAAATGCACCGGGGCGAATTGCCCAATGCAAGTCGGGTACGTTGTTCCGGAAACTTGCCCAGAGCCGGAGAAATGTCGGTATGCCACGTTCCCTCAGACCAACGCCGACCGTATCCGGAACATGACGGATGAGGAGCTGTCCGAGAAAATAAGCAGAATGGCACATTGCATGTACTGCCCCATAAAATGCGGCATCTTTTGCACTGAGGAAGAATGCAAGGCTAAGTGGCTCTCCTGGCTCCGCTTCCCGGTGGAGGAGACGGAATGAAAGTACTTATTGCCTGCGAGGAATCGCAAACCGTGTGCAAGACCGTCCCCGGGATTGCAAAAGCTATGGCGGAACAGTGGGGATAGACCATTTTCGCGAGGTCACGGAAATGGTTTAACCGCCTCGAAATCGACACTGTTAGGAGAGACCAATGACAAGAAAACGTTTTGTAAAACTGCTGATGTCGGAAGGCGTTAAGAGGAACAATGCAAACAGGATTGCACAAGAGTTCCGGAAAGGGTCTTTGCCCCATGAATTTGCATGGATAGCTTTGGAGTGGAGATTTTTGGGAGAATGAAAACAAGCGATAAGCCCGGGGCAACCCGGGCGGGAAGGAGATAATATGAACATGCAGGAAATGATTTATCAGGAAAACAGGATTCCACCGGTACGGCTGGCGGATGGAGTTTATCGTGGCGTACCTTTTTACGTCCTGAGCTTAGGCACGCACCCCTGCGCTTACGTTGACATTGCGCCGCTGGGATTACACGAGATCAATGAGCGTGATATTGATTGCCATGGAGGTATTACATATCACCGCGACTATCTGGCAACGGTTGACCACGAAGGAAATTTCTTGGGGTGGGATTACGCACATTATATGGACTATTCCGGAAGTCTCCCATTCCTGGATTTCGGCAACAGTAAGAGGTGGTCAACCGCAGAGATGGTAGCTGAATGTGGGGATGTGATTGACCAGATTTTAGGGATGAGGAGATAACAATGGATGGAATCGAATTGAAGCCATGCCCGTTCTGCGGGGGTAAAGTTAGCCTTGTTCTGTGCGATGACGAAGGGAATCTGCATGATGAGGCATATAGAGAACATCCCTATAGTGGGCTTGGCTTTATGCTTCACCACGCTCACGAGGAAAACCCGGGATGCCCGATTGCAAGCTATGAGTGCGATGGCGGGATTTTGGGCGCTGTGTATATTTACGACACGGAAGAACAAGCTGCTGAAGCATGGAACCGGAGGGCTGACAATGGCTAAAGCGGTACTTATCAGCATCCGCCCGGAGTGGGTGGAGAAGATCGCCAACGAGCGGAAGACGATCGAGGTTCGCAAGACAAAGCCATATTTGGACACGCCTTTCAAGTGCTATATATACTGCACAAACACAAGGCCGTTCCTTGTGTGGGGTGATGTTTTCCGGGGCGATTGGGTTACGGAGTTTACCCGTCTTTTGGGGTATGGCAGAGCAGAAGCGGATAGAACCTGGAACGTTTTCAATGGGTATGCTGTTGGGGAATTTGTATGTGATTGGGTTGAAACCATCAAGGCGGCAACAGAACCGTATGGAATCTACGATGTTGATGATGACTTTGTGGCGCAGACTGGGCTTGTGGATGGTGCTTTGTGGGACTACGGAAAAGGTGCAACACTGTACGGCTGGCACATTTCCAACCTAAAAATCTACGATACGCCGAAGCCACTCTATCGTTTCAAACCATGGAACCGTGAATGTAAATACAACGACCTGGGTATCGCCATTCCAAAGTGCGGGACGTGCCATGATTGCACGGTAGAAAAACCGCCCCAGAGTTGGTGCTATGTGGAGGAATTGAAATGAGTGATTACATTAGCCGGGAGGCGGCGAGTGCGGATGAGTCCAAACACAAGATAAAAACACCCTTTGCAAAAATTATTGTGGAGGGAACACCTGAAAAGCCGTGCTACAACATCTGGTACTTTGACCCAGCGGACGGAGAATGCCACATTGGGTTCGGTTCGTACTGCCTTGGCAATGTGTTTAATTGGCTTGCAGAAGAATTTGAGGGCACGGAACCCCGCACCGACGTGGAGCCGGTGCGGCATGGGAACTGGAATATCCGGCTTGCAGATGAAATGACCCTCTGCCTGGAATGCTCCATCTGCGGGCGCAAGGTAGACAATATCGATTTGCACTACCTGCTGGAAGCCGGAGAATACGGCGAGGCCTGCCGGAGATACCCATATTGCCATTGCGGCGCTAAAATGGATTTGGAGGAATAATCATGGATTTGTTAATGAAAACATCGATATTTGCGGCTGCGTTAACGGACGTTTACAAAGATGAGGAAGATTGTGAGCTACCAGCACTCCCAAAGATGGATTTGGGCGGCGATTTCACGGAGGATTTAACCGCTATGCTGTTCGCAATGCTCGCTGTTGCGGGGCGAATTACCCATAACAGTTGGGATATTTTGGAATTTACACACGTTTTGAACACGCTCGCTGTTCAGCACCTCTTGGAGGATAAGGAGGATAAGGGCGATGACGATTGACCGAGCAATTGAAATTCTTGACCCGGAACACCGGGAGCATTACGACGGCATGGACGAGGTGAACGAAGCCTGCCGAATGGGCATGGAGGCGTTGAAGCGGACAAGGTGGATTCCGGGCAGCGAGAGGTTGCCAGAGAAAGCGGGATTTTACCTTGTCGTTACTCCTAGAGGGATTGAAATTATGGAGTTTTCTAGTGGGGACAAACGCTATCGGGAAACTCCGTGCTTTGTGAGTGAGGCGCTGGGGAAAGTTAGCGGATACGTTACCCACTGGCAGCCGCTTCCAGAATTGCCGAAGGGGTGACGGAAAGTGATAGACTGCTTCAACTACCAATGCTTGTGCAGAGGGGTGAATGAGGGCAAGCCTCCCTACAAGTGCGAGTGCGTGGCTTGCCCCAACAGGGTTACAGAATCACATATTATCATGAGCAACCGAACGCTGGTGCAAGAAGAAATTAAATATCTTACGAAAAATGGAGGTATTGGGAATGAGTGAAAGACAAGAACACCGTCAGCGCCTTAATGCTAGAATTGCTTACGCCGCCGCTATTGAGCGGTGGGCGAAGAATCAGCCGTCACGCATTCGGTTCTTTGCCGTCAGACGCTGGCTGAAAGAGATGCCGAGGAAGGAGAATTTTTATGAGGCTGATTGATGCTGATTTACTTACAACTGAGATTATAAAAATTTCTGGCGTTATACCTAATTTTAATGAGGATGTGGCGCTTTGCTCGGTCGATAGCATGCCCACCGTGCGAGCTGTATCACTCGCAGAGTTTACGTGTGTGCAGAAGCAGCTGATTTCGCGCAACGCCCAACTGCTGGACGCGAAAGAAAAAATGAAATCCATGGTGCCGGTTGTCAGGTGCCGGGACTGCATTACATTTGAGGAAATAGGCAAGCACCCCACCAACAATGGAGGAACACCATTTGGGTATTGCTATCATTGGCAATATGAGCAGGGCATGTCCCCAAATGAGGTAGACGGCAATGATTTTTGCAGTTATGGGGAGCGAAAGGTGGATGAAAATGGAAGAACTTAACGGCTACACCCCACCTGCCAGCTTGAATTTAAGCGACTTCCAGGATGCTATCGGAGATGCCGTAGTACAGGCGATTATAAAAATTGGTATCCGGGTGAATCGGGAAGAACTTCTGAAAGCTCTGAAATATGACAGAGACAGGAAAAATAAGGAATTGGAGGTACATGAATAATGGCAGAACAGAATTTCAAATTTGATGATGCGTTACTTATGAAGACTGCACGCGAGATGCTTGCAAAAAAATTGACCGAAACAGTGAAAGAGGTCGCCAAGTCGGGGGAATGGGAGATAACCACCATCGAGCAGGAAGAATCTGACCCGGAAAAGATTCTCCGGAGGATGTTTGCAAAATACGCCTACGGCAACGTTCCGGAGTGGTTCGCTTCTGCGGTATCTGCGACGTCCTATGTGCTGTCTGTGGACAAGGGAAAGGGGATTGAGTGTATTTCCGTCTTGCACACGGCAACGGAACGGGCACCGGCTGAAATTCGGATGACGGCGCAGACAAAGTTGCTTATGATATGCCAAGAAACCGGGATGCTCGACGGGGCTGTGAGATTTCCTGTTCTCTAGGGGAGCAACATGGAGTACAAGGATAGCAGGAAGCATTGCGTTGGGTGTTGGTATTTCTTCGGATATAATGAAGGCAGCCGGTGCTGCAATTACATATTCGTCCACGGGGAAAAGCGGCCTTGCCCGCCTGGGAAGGATTGCACCGAAAGGAGGGCGAAAACGAAAAACAGGAGACGGAATTTAATATTATAGCTTTATCCCTGTATAGTATATATTAAATATAATCTTATATTTTGTGTGTATTGTGTATATCTATACAGGGATTTAATAAAATACACAAGGAGGAACGGAATGGACTGGAAGTATGAAGCCATTGAAAAGCTAAAGGAGTACAGTGCAAAGAAACAGTCCCTGAAAAGCATTCCCGAAGAAATGGCGCGGCTGGAATCCGCTATGCAGAGTATCCGAAGCGCCACGGCTGACGGTACGCCGGTAAGCGGCGGTGGCTCCGGCCGGGAAGATATGATGCTGTCGAATATCGTTCACCGCGAGGAATTGGCGCGTTCGCTGGAACAGGCGAAAAAATGGGTGTCGCTTGTGGATTCCGGGCTTGAATCGCTTAGCGCCGATGAAAAGAAGATACTGAGCAGATTCTACATAAGCCCGGCCAGAGGCAACGTCGATACCCTGTGTGAAGAGCTTGGAGTGGAAAAAGCTCAGGTTTACCGCCGCCGGGATTCAGCACTACGACATTTCACGCTATGCCTGTATGGGCAGACTGAAAGCTGAAAAATGAGAAAAAAATGAGACGATTTTTCAGTTTGAATGTGCTATACTGGTAAAAAAGAAAAAGCGCAAGAGGCTTGGGATTGTTCCTGAGCCTCTTTTTGCATGGCGCGGTAGATAACGAGTTGGGCGCTCTCTCCCCAACAGAAGGCCGTTTGAATCGGCCTCGCGCCATATATATCGCCGATGGCCTCCCTATCGGCGCAGCGGGCGCTTTTCGGTGAAGTATGCCCCAAATGCCCACGGGTGGGAAACCGAGTTCAAAAAACATTTTAATCAACAGGAAGGATTGATAGTAATGTTTGTAGAAATCGCAAAGGTCGGGAAGCAGGAACGCCCTACGGTAACAAGCCTTGATGTGGCGGAGACGTTCGGGAAACTGCATCAGCACGTTCTCAGAGACATTCGCGAACTTGGATGCAGCGAGGAATTTCGGCTGTCCAATTTTGGACAGTCGAGCTATGAGAATGCGCAAGGACACAAGCAGCCGATGTTCATCATAACCCGCGACGGGTTCACCCTATTGGCCGTGGGTTATACTGGCGAACTTGCTATGAAGTTCAAGGAAGCGTATATCAAGCAGTTCAACGCTATGGAAGCCGCCTTGCAAGGCAAGCTGATCGAGCGCGAAAAAGGGATTGCCGTTCGTCAGGCGTTGACCAAAGCGCTACAGCAGTCCAGAGAGGACGAGCGGATGCACGGCCATGCGTATTCCAATTACACGAATTGCATCTACAGGGCGTTGTTCGGGAAAGACGCGGCGCAGCTTCGCCGGGATTATGGGCTTGGCGCAAAGGACAATCTTCGGGACGCATTTCCGCAGGAAGAACTTGCCGCTGTGCAGTCCATGGAGCGCCTTGTGAGCGGCCTTGTTGACTGCGGATGGGAATATGCGCAAATTAAAGAATTTATCGGAAAGACCAATTCAAGATTGGCTATTTCCGCATGATGAGCAACTGGTAAGCTACTTTGCCGAGTTGCTTTTTTATTATCCTGAATGAGAGGTGGTGACGGGTGGCAGATGGAACGAAGAACCTTATTCCCTTCGACCAGAGAACAGAGGAAGAACAGAAAAGAATACGAACAGCTGGCGGCATTGCCTCCGGTGCCGCCCGCCGTCGAAAGCGGAACCTGAAACAAGCAGCTGATCTGTACCTGTCCTTGCCAGTAACAGACAGACGTGTGCGGAATAAAATTGCCCGTGACGGGGTGAATCCTGAGGATATCGACAATCAGATGGCCATGATCGTTGGACTGACAGAGGCAGCGGTTCGGGGAGATGCCAGATGCGCCAAGGTTCTGGTTGATTTGCTTGGGGATTCCACCGTGGAAGAACCCACACCGGATGACGGATTCATGGACGCACTTCGAGAAGAGGCGGGACGGGTATGGCAGGAGGATTAAAACAGGCGGCATTTCGGTTTCAGCCATTTTCCAGGAAGCAGAAGCAGATACTCACCTGGTGGCTCCCGGAATCCGGTGTATCAGACGCAGACGGAATCATAGCAGATGGAGCCATCCGGTCAGGGAAAACCGTGTGTATGTCGCTGGCTTTCATTCAATGGTCGATGCACAGCTTCAACGGCCAGAATTTCGGAATGTGCGGAAAAACTGTGGGCAGCTTCCGACGGAATGTTCTATCTGTGCTCAAGCAGATGCTTCCGGCAAGGGGATACACCATACGCGACAGGCGGACGGATAACCTGGTGGTTATCTCCCGGGGCAGCACCGAGAATTATTACTACATCTTTGGCGGTAAGGACGAAGGCTCCCAAGATCTGGTGCAGGGCATTACCCTGGCTGGAATTCTTCTGGATGAAATCGCCCTGATGCCGGAGAGCTTCGTCAATCAGGCAACCGGCCGCTGCTCTGTGGACGGCTCCAAGTTCTGGTGCAACTGCAACCCGGCAGGCCCGGAGCATTGGTTCAAAAAGCAATGGATCGACGAACGGCAGAAACGGAACCTTCTGTACCTCCACTTCACCATGGAGGATAACCTGAGCTTGTCGGAGCAGATACGAGCCAGATACCGGGCGATGTACACCGGCATTTTCTACCGGCGGTATATCCTGGGGCAGTGGTGCCTTGCGGAAGGGCTTGTGTATGAGTTCGACCCAGAGAGGCACGTCACGCACGATTTACCGGAATGTGGAGAGTGGTATATATCCTGTGACTATGGAACACTGAACCCATTCTCTGCTGGCCTGTGGTGCGTCAGAGACGGCGTTGCTGTCCGGGTTGCGGAATTTTATCATTCCGGCAGGGAACAGCAACGACAGCTAACGGATGAGGAATACTACCGGGCAATCGAACAGCTAGCCGGTGACAGGGATATCCGGCACATTGTGGTTGACCCGTCTGCGGCCTCTTTTATTGCCTGCATTCGCTCACACAAGCGTTTCTCCGTCAGGAAAGCGAAGAATGATGTTATGTACGGTATTCGCCTGACGGCCATGATGCTCCAAGCTGGTGTTATCAAAATCGGCTCTGGCTGCAAGGACGCGATTCGGGAATTTGGCCTGTACCGCTGGGACGACAAGGGAGAAGTGGATAAGCCTGTGAAGGAAAACGATCATGCCATGGATGATATCCGGTATTTCTGCGCGACCGTCATGCGCAGAAACCACCAGGCACGAAAGATTATTGGAGGAATTTGCGATGAGGAAACGGATTCGTAAATGGATCGTGGATATGGCACCTATTTGGGCGAAAGCGTCGTTGCAAGCCGATATCAGGACGCTTGAAGCGGAAAATCGGCAGCTTCGGGCGGAAGTGGATACTTTGAACGCCTATATACAGGGATTGCAGTATGCAACCCGTGCGCTGCGGCGCATCACGATCAACGCAGGAGGAGAAAAGCGTGATTTATCCGAACAGTGATTATGAAATGGCGTTTCGCGCCGTTGACATGACATCTCCGGAAATGAAATTGGCCATCCATAGGTGGCAGGATCTGTATTATGAGAAGGACGCGGGCCCGGATTATGACCCGTGCCAGCGGATTCCATATACCATCGTCCGTAAACTGACAAAGACGGCATTTTCGGAGTATTCGGCATCCAGCAAAGACGCGTTTGTTTCCGAAATCCTCGACGCGGCAGACGCGAAAAAGAAAAGCGCTATGCAAAAAGCCCTGATCGGCGGAGAAAGCGGCTTAAAGCCTATCCCGACGGGCAGCGGTTTCCGCTTCGCAGTTGTGAGCAGACCGAACATTCTGGTATTTGGCCGGGACGGGGACGGGAATATGACCGACATCGGCATGGCAGAACACAGCATCCGTGACAGATTCTATTACACACTGTTGGAACGGCGCACGGTGGATGATAGCGGGTATCTGACCATTACCAACAGACTGTATCGGTCGAACGACCAGAACAGCTTGGGGCAGGCTGTGGTGCTTACAGAGCTGCCACAATATGCGGAACTCGCGGAAGAATACACGTTCCCTGAGCCACTGGGAAGCGTCGGCGTTGCATGGCTGAAAACGCCGATTGACAACAGTGTGGACGGTAGCCCCGACGGGGTATCCGTTTATGACGCGGCTGTCGGCCTGATTGAAAATATCAACCGGAACGAGGCGCAGATCAACGGAGAGTTTGAGCGTGGGAAAAGCCGGATTATTGCCAGCGCGGATATGCTGGAGGTTGACGAGGTCGGCGGGCGGAAAAACCTGTCCGCAAGCGTATTTACCGCAGTGGATGAATCCCCCGACGATATAGGCATCACTATTTTCTCCCCGGCGCTGCGGGAACAGTCGTATCTTGCCAGAAAAACGGAATATCTTCGGAATGTGGAGAACGTGATAGGCTTAAAGCGCGGGCTGCTGTCCGAGGTGGAGGCCGCAGAAAGAACGGCTACCGAGGTGACATCCTCCGAGGGCGATTACAACTTGACGATTATCGACTTCCAGCAGATGTGGGAAAGCGCACTGCGAGAGGCCGTCAGACTGTGCGGCGTTCTGGGGCGGATGTACCGCATACCCGGTGCCCACGACGTGGAAGATGATTCCATTGCCGTGGATTGGGGCAACGGCGTTCTGTTCGATGAGGAAAAGACCTGGGCTGACTACAAGGACATGGTCGCGGCGGGGCTGCTGAAACCTGAGATTGCACTCGGGTGGAAATTCAACATGCCCCGGGATACGGAAGCACAGTTAGCGAAAATTCGGAAGAAGTACATGCCGGAAGTCGTCGAGGACGGTGAATAACTGTGCTGACCGCTGACCAGATTGAAGCCCTTGGAGATAAGGCGCAGCAGCTCATTACCCCGGTGACGGAGTTTCTGATTGAGGATATCGCCAGGAGAATTGCGGAAGCTGGCCAATTCACCAGCACGGCGGCTTATCAGACGTGGAGACTTCAACAGTTGGGGATTTCTCAGCGGCAGTTAAAAAAGGAGCTTCGAAAGCGGCTGAAAGTATCCCACCGGGAGCTTCGGCGGCTGATAGAACAGGCAGGGGAAACCGGATACAGTTATGACATCCGGAAACACCCCTATGTACAGGCGGTGCCATTCCGCAGTAATGAGGTCTTGCAGCAGATTGTGTCTGCGGCGGTGCAGCTTGCCGATTCTGAGCTGGACAATATCACCCAGACGATGGGTGCTGTCATGCCGAATGGCAAGGCTGTGGGGCTTACAGACGCTTACAGACAGGCTTGCGATTTCGCCTTTACGAAGGTTTCGACGGGGGCGCAGGATTATGCCTCCGCCATCCGGGAGGCTACCCGGAATCTGGCGGGAAAGGGGATTGTCACAATCGACTATGAATCCGGCGTTCATACCTCCATGGAAGCCGCTGTCAGGCGTAGCGTTATGGGCGGCTTGGGACTGATGCAGGAGCAGATCAGTCAGCAGAACCACGATGATTTCGGCTGTGACGGCTGGGAGATATCCGCTCACGCGGCCAGTGCCCCCGACCATGAGCCGATTCAGGGCAGACAGTACAGTGACGCAGAATACGAGAAACTGAATAACTCCCTTGTGCGGCGTATCGGTACGCTGAACTGTGGCCATGCGGCTTTCCCGATTATTCTCGGTGTTGATTCTCCGCAATACACGCCGGAGGAACTGGCCAAATTCAGGGAAGATAACGAAAAAGGCATTGACTACGATGGGAAGCACTACACCACGTATGAGGCTACCCAGCGTCAGCGGCGGCTTGAATCCGCCATCCGGAAGCAGAAGCGCAAGATTTTGGTTGACGAGGCTACAGGGGACAAAGAGAACTTACAGCGCGATCAGATCAAATACCAGGTTTTGGATCAGGAATATAAGCGCTTTTCCGAAGCGGCAGGGCTGCGGATGCAGCATGAGCGCATGGAAATGCCCGGGTTCGGCGCAAAACAGGCCAGAGAAGCGGAAAAGGCGGCAGAAAACTATGAGAAAGGGAGTAAGCAAGCATGATGTACTGCCCATACGCAGTAAACCGTCATCTGGTTCAGCAGACGACGCAGGAGTACGACGAAAGCGGCAACCAGACTTTACAACAGGTGATAGAACACAACACCGCAGAATTCATCGAGTGCAAAAAGGAATCATGCGGCGCATGGCGCGATGGGAAGTGCCACTATAATCAAGTTGATTGAAGCAACTATTCGGGTTTTCCGAACGGTTGCTTTTTTCATACCATTTTTGCCGTGGCAGGCGTAAAACAAGCCGACAGCAGGGGACGCAACCCCCATATAACAAAGCATAGCTGAGAAAGGAAGTATATGAAACGTGAGTTTTTGCAGAATTTCAAGGTAGGAGACCAGCCCCTGAGCAAGGAGATCATTGACGAGATCATGGCAGAGAATGGCCGGGATATCGAAACTGCTAAGAAGCCTTTTGCTGACTATGACACCATCAAGAGCCAGCTGAGTGAGGCGCAGAAAACCATTTCCGGCTTTAAGGAGCAGGACATCGATACCATCAAGCAGTCCGCCAAGGATTGGGAAAAGAAGTACAACGATGCCATTGCCGAGAGCAATCGGAAGATCGCGGATATGGAATTCTCCCACGCCCTAGATGCCGCCATCACCGGTGCAAAGGGTAAAAGCACCAAGGCAATTCGGGCGCTGCTGGACATCGACACTTTGAGAAGCAGCAAGAACCAGGAAACGGACATTAAGGCCGCTCTGGAAGCTCTCCGGAAGGACAGCGGCTATTTGTTCGATGACGGCAAAACGCCGCCCCCCTATGCCGGGAAGACCGGTACAGGACAGCAGGAGCCTAACGGCGAACCGACGACCCTCGCCGGTGCGCTCAGGGCAAATTACAACATGAAGTGAAAGGATGATTTTTAACTATGGCAATTACTCTTGCAGAAGCAAAGGTCGGCATGGCCGACAAGGTCGATCAGCAGGTGGTCGACGAGTTCCGGCGCAGTTCTCTGTTGCTGGACAGACTGGTGTTTGATAACGCCATTTCCCCCGGCACCGGCGGTTCCACTCTGACCTACGGTTACATTCAGCTGAAAACCCCCTCTACTGCGGCTGTCCGTGCTATCAACAGCGAATACACCGCAGGCGAGGCGAAGCGGGAGGAAAAGACCGCCAAGGCCGTTATCATGGGCGGTTCCTTCCAGGTTGACCGCGTGATTCAGAGCACCTCTGGAGCCATTGATGAGCTGGCATTCCAGGCGCAGCAGAAGATCAAGGCAACCAGCAACTATTTCCACAATCTGGTGATCAACGGCACCTCCGCCGCATCCGGCACCGGGTACGTCACGAACACCTTCGACGGCCTGAGAAAGACTCTGGCGGGCACCTCCAACGAATTCACTACGGACATTGACCTGTCCGATTCCACCAAGCTGGACAGCAACGCCAATGCTTTCGTTGACCAGCTGGATCAGCTGACCCACATGGTGGACGGCGGCGCTTCTATGCTGCTGATGAACACCGCCATGCTGCTGAAAGTTCGGGCGGCTGCCCGCCGTGCGGGGTATTACGACCGCAAGAAGGACGACTTCGGCAGGGCTGTGGAGTACTTCGGCGATATCCCCATCATGGACGCCGGTATGTACTACAACGGCACCAAGTCCGTGGATGTCATCGACACCTCCACCCCCAGCACCACCGCCGCCGGTACTTCCAGCATCTACGCTGTGAATATCGCCCTGGACGGTTTCCACGGCATTTCCCCCACCGGAACCGGCGTCATCAACAGCTATATGCCCGATCTGAAAGCCCCCGGCGCTGTGAAGAAGGGCGAAGTGGAGCTGGTTGCCGGTGTCGTTCTTAAGAACACGCTCAAGGCGGCAGCGCTGAACGGCATTATCCTGAAGCCCAAGACCGCGTAACGGAAAGGAGGCGCCCTGATGATTGACTATGATTTTTACATAAGCAGCTTTCGGGGCGACGCTATCCCCGCAGAGGACTGGAACACGTGTGAAGCCCGTGCGGCGGCGCAGCTGGCAAAATACAAGCGCATATACACGGTAAAGGCACCGGAGGAGAACTCCGAAGCCCTTGCCGTGTGCGCCATGGCAGAGGCTATTTACGGCTTTGATCTGATTACCAACGGTGAGGGCGGCGCTGTTCAGTCTGCGTCTATCGGCTCCGTTTCGGTGAGCTATGGTAGCGGGAACGGTGTTGATGTCAGCGCCAAGGGGCAGTCGCGGGAGCTGTACCGATGCGCCTGCCTGTATCTCGATATCTACCGGGGGTGCTAGCTATGGTGAGAATCAAGCGCCGCAGCTGCCCCGTAGACTACCGGCTGTGCAATCAGGCGGTCACGGTATACCACCGGGACGGCGACAAAGTAACCAGAACGGTACACGATAGAGCCTTTTTGGATTACAAAAAAACCGAGAATGTGGACAAGACCGGCAGTAAGGAAGTCAATTCCTTTCTGCTGGTCATTCCCTGTTCGGAGGTATGCGTTTATCCGGAGGACAAGGTGCTGCTGGGTTCCGGGGAGGAAATCACGGCGGCGCAGTGGCCGTCCTTCATTCCGGTGAAGGTTCCCGGGCTGGTTGTTGTGAAGTACGTTGACCCCAAATACTGGGGCGGAAAGCTGGTTCATGTGGAGGCGGGCGGATGAAAACACGGATAAAGGTTGACATGAAGCCCGTCGACACCATCCTGACAAGGCTTGGCGTGAATAAAACCGGCGATGTGCAGATGCAGCTTACCCGGATAGTGAACAAGCGGATAACGCGGTACATGCCGTTCCGAACCGGTGTGCTTTCCACGAAGCTTAAGTATATCTCAAGCCCGACAGAGATCACGGTTATGGCACCATACGCCCGGTATCAGTACTACGGCAAAGTCATGGTAAATGCCAAAACCGGAAAAGGCCCCGCTTTCATTCCGGGAGTTGGATACCGGTACAGAAAAGGAACCGTGCTGAGAGCGACTGATCGGGATTTGAACTATGACACCACCAAGAACCAGCAGGCGGGACCGTTCTGGGACAGACGCATGATGGCGGCAGAGAAAGACCAAATTGCGCACGACCTACAGGCTTATATCAACAGGAGGAGCGGAATATGACGGCGCTGGAAAAAATCAAGGACTTTATCGGGCAGTACCCCGGCGCGGATATCTTCCGCGATTTCCATGTTGACTACACAGACCAGATTCCATTCAACGGCGGTGTTTTCCCCTCCGGGCTTGTGGAGGTTTCCAGAACACGGGATATCCTCGGGAACACGACCGTGGTCAACCAGTACAATTTCGGGCTGTACTACGTGTTCGAGAAGTCCCCGGGGGATGATACCGGAGCATCTGAAAATGCGGGCTGGGTCATGGACTTTCAGGAGTGGGTGCAGAAAATGTCCGTTATGGGCAATGCCCCCACCTTTGGGGATGACCCGAGGGCGGAGAAAATCACCGCGCAGAACGGCGTCCTGTACGGTGCAGACGAAGAAGGAACGGCAATGTACATGGTACAGCTGTCCGTTCAATTCAAAAAACGATTTATGAGGTGAAATAATGGCAGATTTAGAGTTTAATACCGCATCCGGCCAGACCGTAGACCGTGAGCTGCTGATCGCGTACCTGAACACCGGAACAACCTCTGCTCCTGTGTGGTCGCCGCTTGGCAGCCGCGTCACGGATTCCAGCATGGAATACGACTGGCAGGAGGAATCCAACAAGGATATCCTCGGTACGACCAGAAGCACGATGAAAAAGCCAATCATCACGCAGACCTTTGACCCGTGCGATCTGGACGCCGGAGACGCTGCGGTTCTGAAAATTTGGAACCTGGCTGTCAAGGAGCAGAACGTGGCAGCACTGACCAATCAGGATATGCTGATTGTGCATCTGTACGCCGGTACTAAGGATACGGCGGCCTTTGCAGAGCGCTACAGCTCCTGTATGGTCAAGCCGTCCAGCCTTGGCGGCGAGGGCGGCGGCTTTGTTGGAATGCCGATGGACATTACATACGGCGGCGCACGCACGGTAGGTACTGCGGCGGTAAGCGCCGGAACCGTTACGTTCACGGCTGATACCTGATGCAAATACGGGGCGGTGAGAGCCGCCCCGAAATCTTTGGAGGGATTATGAAAGAACTGACACTGAATACTGGCGAAATCGAGTATAGGCTTAACGATAAATGCACGGTTCGGTTTAACCCTACAGACCCCGCATTTGCCGACCGAATTTATTCGGCGCTCGACGAGCTGTCCCGGAAGCAGGAAAGCAAGAACCCGGACAACATGAGTACAAGAGAAACGTTTGACTACCTCCGGAAGCTGGACGCAGAGATGCGGGAGACGATTGACGGCTGCTTCGATACCCCTGTATGCGAGCCGTTGTTCGGCAAAATGAGCGTGTATGCAAGCGCGGAGGGGATGCCCCTGTGGATGAATTTAATGCTTGCCATTATCGACGAGTTCGATGATGGAATTAAGCGGGAAAAGGCGTTCCACAGCGAAAAACTGGCGAAATATACAAAGAAGTACAGCCGATGATGTACGAACTTCCGACATCTGTCAACGTATGCGGAACAGATTATGATATTGAGACGGATTTTCGGGCGATTCTGGATATATTCTGCGTTCTGGAAGACCCGGATTTGACAGGCAATGAAAAGGGAATCGGGATGCTTGGAATCTTCTACAAAAGATTTTTTGATATGCCCGCAGAGCATTTCGGCGAGGCTGTTCAAAAATGCTACTGGTTTATCAATGGTGGCAACGACAAAGTCTGCAAAAACGCCACAAAGTTGATGGACTGGGAGAAGGACTTTCCGATTCTGATTGCCCCGGTAAACCGCATTGCCGGGACGGAAGTCCGCTCCATGCCGTATTTGCACTGGTGGACATTTCTTTCATATTACATGGAAATCGGGGATTGCTTCTTTGCACAGATCGTGCGGATACGGGATTTGAAGGCGAAAGGAAAACTGAAAGACAAAGCGGATAAGGACTTCTACCGGCGAAACAGGGACGCTGTGGATATAAGGACGCAGTATTCCGACACGGAGAACGAAATTATAAAGGCGTGGACGTGAAAACACCCGCAATTTCAGCCATTTTTTTCACGTCGTCACGGTTCCAGAGAAGAACACCAGTTGCGTCTGCTGCTTGCTTTGCGCCTTCCGTAAAATAGCGATTTGTCATTACAGCACCAACGTGACAATGGTAGATTGTTTTCCCGGTGTTAACCTCCTGCACTGGCTTATTCCCTAGATCTGTTGCGTAGCACTTACACTGTATCGCATACTTTATGCCAGCTTTTTTCGCGAGTATATCAACGCCCTGATCGCCGCTACCCCGGGTGACCTCGACATCAATAAACCCGTTTTTCCTCAAAATATCGGCACACCAGAATTCAAAAGCGTGTCCTTCCATGCAATCTATGGCAGACATTCCCATTTTTTGCACCGGGCGGGCAATAGCGCCATGCTGATTGCGGATAATCTTCCACGTAAAATCGGGATACTTTTTAACAAATCCAAGTTCTTCTAGCTCGTTTGCCAAGTCAGACGCCACGTTAAAACTCCGTATTTCAAGCTTTCTTTGAAGCATGGAGATTGAAAAAGGTTCGAGATTCGGTAATAGCTGTATTGCATCACGAACCATTTGCGGGGTGACCTTTCTGGCAAAGTAATACCTCTTAGAAAGATACTTTGCACTCAGAATTCCGCAAACTATTGGAACAACTAGGATAGTTATTGTATACCCAGCGCCAACAGTGATTTTTCCGTTTTCGTTCGCAGGCAAAATAGCCGTGGCAAGAGACAGAATAAGAAGAGCGGACAAGAACCACGCTACGGAAAAAATGAATACTGTTTTCAGTTTTTTCATAAGGCAATCCCCCAGTGCATTATTTTATCATTTAATTTCAACAGTTCCTATAGCGCATTAAAAGAGCAGGTGATTATATGGCAAATGCTGACGGTTCAATCATTTTCAGCACGGAGATCGACAACAAAAAAGCACAAGCTGAGCTTGATAAACTGGAAAAGAAAATAGCTTCCCTGGAAATCAAGGCAAGCCAAGCTGGGGCAAAGAAAATACCGCTAGAGGAGCAGGCCGATTCTTTGGGCGTGGCACTGGATGACGCAAAGCAGAAGCTCGAAGCGTTAAAAGCCAGTGGCGCATCTCCCGGTGCGATAGGGGCGCAATCGGAAACGGTTACTTCGCTACAGTACCAGTGGGATCAGGTTAACAACAAGATTGACAGATATAACCGCGAAATTGAAAAGGCCAACGGTGATATTGATGTCTCCAAGAGCCGGGCGGGAGAACTCGCCGCGCAACTCGCTTCGGCTGGACGCAATACCGAGAAAATGAGCGCTGGTGTCAAAAAGGCGGAAAAAAGCGCGAAAACTTTCGCCAGCCGAATGAAATCTGCCGTTCGCTCTGCGCTTGTGTTTACAGTTATTACGCAGGCGCTTTCAAAGTTTCGGAATTGGATTGGTGATGTGATCAAGGTCAGTCCGGAAGCAACTGCGGCCATTGCAAGGCTCAAGGGTGCTCTGCTTACACTGGTACAACCATTGGTAAATATCATCATACCAGCGTTTACGAAGTTCGTCAACATCCTTGCCGCAATAATTAACAAAATCGCAAGTGTGTTTGCAGTGCTGACGGGAAAGACCGTAGAATCATCGAAAGCGGCAGCAGAGGCATTAAATAAGCAAACATCCGCGCTTAACGGAACGGGAGCGGCTGCAAAAGAGGCAAAAAAGCAACTGCTCGGATTTGACGAGATCAACCAGCTGACCGAAGATACGTCCGGCGGCGGAGGAGGCTCTGGAACGATAGCACCCGATTTTTCCGGATTTGATGATACAGAGGACGAGTTAAACACCATTCTCGGGCTTGTTGGAGCTATAGCAACCGGCCTTCTGGCGTGGAAAATTGCAAGCCTGTTTACCGATAGTCTGAGCATGATCGGAGGTATTGCGCTTGCTGCCGCAGGCGCGTTCGCACTGGTTTATTTCTGGCTTGACGCATGGAACAACGGCATTGATATGCAAAACTTCCTCGGTATGCTCGCTGGTGCCGCCGCTCTAGCCGGAGGTCTTGCCATTGCGTTCGGGTCTACCGCCGCAGGCATAGCGCTTGTAATAGGTGGCCTTGCAATGCTGGTTGTTGGAATAAAGGATGTCATTGAAAACGGATTTACCCTTGAAAACACGTTAACCATCATTGCCGGACTGCTGGCAGCTGGGCTTGGAATTGGCCTGTTAACCGGCAACTGGATTCCTTTGTTGATTGCCGGTATTGCCGCCGCGCTTATAGCGCTGGTTTCCTTTACCGGACATGGTGAGGAACTAATCAACGGATTAAAGGAGACTATCGACGGATTCGGTAAATTCTTCAAAGGTGTTTTTTCCGGGGATATGGAAATGACTGCCGAAGGATTAAAGCAGATATGGGACGGCCTTAAAAATACATGGAACGCTATCATTGATTCAATCAGGGACGCATGGAATATGTTCATCGAGTGGCTGCGCGGGAAAAATCCAGAATTAGCCGCAATTTTTGAGACATACGGGAAACTGGTTTCCGACCTTTACAACTCCGTGAAACAAATCCTAGGCGGCATTATCACATTTATTTCAGGAGTATTCACGGGGGACTGGGATAAAGCATGGGAGGGCGTAAAGCAGATTTTCAAGGGCATATGGAACGGTATTGTATCGATTCTGGAGGGCGCAGTAAATCTCATCATCGGCGGCATAAACTGGATGATTCGCCAACTGAACAAAATTCAGATTAAAGCGCCAGACTGGCTTGGCGGCGGCACAATTGGCTTTAATATTCCTGCAATCAGCACCGTCAGCATTCCCCGACTGGCGCAAGGCGCAGTTATCCCGCCTAACCGTGAATTTATGGCCGTCCTGGGTGACCAGAAAAACGGAACAAACGTTGAAGCCCCTCTGGAAACCATTAAACAGGCTCTTGCGGAGGTGCTTTCGCAGAACGGTTCCGGCGAGGAAATCACGATCAAGTTCACCGGCGACCTTGCGACCCTTGCGCGGGTGCTGACACCTGAGATCACCCGTCAGCAGCGCCGGACACAGCGGGCATTGGGGGTGTAGTATGGCAAAACCATATTTCAAGATCAACGGTGTGGACATCCTCCACCTCACTCAGGAGGGCGGCATAAAGTGGCAGCGCAACGATGTGGAAAGCCAAAACGCTGGGCGAACCATGGACGCTACCATGCACCGTGGCCGGGTGGCGCAGAAATACCGGGCTGATATCACGTGCATGGATATGAACCGCGCGGAAGAGCTTGCGCTTATGGCGCTGATAAACCCGGAGTTTGTCACAGTGGAAACGAACCTACATCCGCTATACGGGAGCCAGATGGCGCAATATTATTCCAACAACGTTCCCGCTTCGATCTCCTACGTTGACCCCGATACCGGGGAATCGGTATGGACGGGTATTTCCTTCCCGCTGATCGAGCAGTAAGGAGGCAATATGCAGAAAACATCTGCTCTGTATAGAAAAATCCTTGCGGGCATCCACACGAAGGAAACGCGGGTTTCTATCGGCGATACTGGCTTTCTTGTGGACAAACGGGGAAACGGAATCACGTTCGGCGGCACCCGCATTCTGGTTGGGGCTTCCGGCGCAGATGCCGGATACGGAATGAACATCCTCGCGTCGGTAGAAACTACCGGCGCGATTTTCGATGGGAACGAGCCGACCGTCGGCAATGTAATAAGCCGAGAGTGCGACATTAAAATGCTGAAACCCTCTGGGAACATTGAAGGAATGTCCCGGATTGCGGTTTATGTAAGGCTTGTCAGCGATGACGGCGAATACTCTGAGTGGCTCCCGCAGGGCGTATTTTATGCGGATTCCATTGACCAGGACGCTGACGAGGACGATGTGCAGTGGCTTAAAATCCACGGCTACGACGCTATTCTGTTCGCTGAGCAGGATTACCCAGCAGACAGCAAGCTGGCGTGGCCAGCAAAGGATATAGACGTTGTGCGGGAGATTGCCCAGGCAATGGGCGTGACGGTAGACCCGAGGACGGCGGAGATTATGCGCAGCGCCTATCCTGTCCAGTACAATCCGGAATATACTTGCCGGGAATATCTTGGATATATCGCCGCCATGTACGCCGGGTGCTTTCTCATGAGCGAATCGGGGGAATTGCTTCTGGTATGCTTCTGGAATATCCCAAAAGAAACCCGCTACCTGATCGATACCCACGGCTACGCCATTACGTTTGGAGGTGACAGGATCGTTGTCTGACGTGATCAATGTCCGAAAATCGCTTTCGTCGCTGGAAAAGCAAGACACTTTCAACGGATATTCAAAAGTCGTTGTTGTCGTGTCAGATGAAATGGAATACTCAGCCGGAACCGGCAGCGGGCGAACACTTACTCTGGACTGCCCGTGGGGTACGCAGAAAATGGCTGAGGATATTCTATCGAGAATCCAAGGCTTTCAGTACCAGCCGTATACCGCCGATGGCGCACATATCGACCCGGCGGCGGAGATCGGAGACGGATTTGCCGCCGGAAACTTATACAGCGGGATATACTCCAAAAACGTTTCCCACGGGGCACTGTACACGGCGAATGTATCCGCACCCGGCGGCGAGAAAATCAATTACAAGTACGAGTACAAAACACCTACGCAGCGCAAAATTGAACGCCACTATTCCGAAATGAAGTCCACGTTCAAGGTTCAGGCCGACCAGATTTCCGCCGAAGTCTCTGCCCGTATCGAACAGGGAGATGAACTCACCTCGCGGCTGGACATTCAGAGTGACCAGATCTCCGCACGGGTGACCAAAACCGGCGGCAGCAGCTCGTCCTTCGGTTGGGAGCTGCTTAATGATTCCTGGACGGTCAAGGCCAACAATACCACGGTGTTCCGAATCACCAAATCCGGCGCAGAAGTCCGTGGAAAGTTCATCGCCTTAAGCGGCAAAATCGGCGGTCTTGATATCCAATCCGACTACCTAAGCTATAACAATCAGGTCTGGAACGGCACCAACAGCCGGGGTATTTACATTGGTGTCAACGGTATTCAGTGCGGCTCAGAGGCTAACGGCGTGCAGATTACGCCGACCGGAAATCTGTATGCGGAGAATGGCTATTTCCGGGGAAGCGTCAGAGCTGGTATGATTGACTACGGTGGAGACGATGGCTATTTCAACGGCGGAGGCATTTCCACCGGTAGTATCTACGGCAGCCGACTGGTAGATAATACGGTATCTACTACGTACACCAGTGAAGGTATTAACGAGTCTCTCGGATTCGCTGATTTTGCAAATGGCGTATTCAATGGCTGGAATACCGCGACATACGTTGATGCAACCATATTGTACGCTAGTACTTTCTACTTTGGGGATTATCAGGTGCAGTGGCGTTCGATTACAGACGGAAATGGGCTAACACAAATTGTATTAGCGAGAGTATCGGAGTAGTGGGGGCATTGTAATGGAAAAACTGAAAACAGCAACAGGAAGGGAATTTGACTGTGATTATTTTAATCCCTTTCCACAAATCGGGCAAATCAATATACGCATTACTGGAGAGTCTTTAGCAACGATTGCTACTGTATTTGGAGATCCTGCGGAGACGATACAAATGTGGTACGGAAATCAATATGCCGCGCAATACACAAAACTAATAGCTATTGTACCTAGCTCTGCGGCTACTCGTGTTGTACTAGGGAAGGAGTAAGAATATGAACCCTGTAATGAAACTTAGGGCAGTCCTGAACACTCTTGAGGGCGTTCAGGTCGCAGGACGGGAGAACTGGGA